GACCTATATACTAATATACTAAAAGTAGAAACATCAAAGGATGACGATGGATTAAAATATTGGTTAAATAAATTACAAAAAGGTCAAACAAGAGAATCTGTCTTAAAATTTTTCAGGAAAGTTGCTCAAAAAGAAAATACAGATATTAATCAAAAATCCATAGAGGATTACCTCGATGGAGATGATCCGAATAAAAGGGTTATTATTATAATCAAAGAAGGCGATGAGGATGTCTTCCTCATCAACTGTTTTCTAGAAAACCTTCAAGCGCTTTACCCCGGAGACGACATATATGTATCCACAATGCCTACATACTATCCACTAATAGAAGATAACCCCAACTGCTACAAAGTCTTACCATACAATGAGAAGATGGAAGACTCTTTATTACTAGAAGGACACAGTGACCACGAGGGATACTTTAAAGTAGCCCTATACCCAACAGATATTACCCAGAAGATAGTGAACTATTTTCATAATGGTTCAGATAAAAACGTTTTTAATATTCTATGAGCCACATTATTGAAGAGTACAGTAAATGCCTTGGTGTATTGCCGGGCAAACCAGTATTAGTTGATCATTTCTATCCGTTAGCACATGAAGAATATATAACGATTGATCTTGACATCGTTAACCAATCTGACACATACCCTCATACTGAAATATTCCTTAAACAGATTAAATCATTTTACCCAGAGTTAAAAATAGTCGACATTACTAGTAACAGAAGAATAAAGGCCCCTTATGCCGACACATGCCTAATGGATGAATGCTCATATAGACAAATAGCATATATCATATCTAAATCAAAATTACATATCTGTAGCAATATATTATCTAGTCATGTATCATCTTACTATAATATACCAACTGTATGTATGTTTAGTTCTTTATTACCATCTCACAATAAACCCATATTCTCTAGTAATATTGCATGTGTTACCCCAGACACAGAGCACAAGCCATCATACTCTAATATTGACCCACTAGAACTCTCGAGGCTCATACATCCGGAAAAAATATCAACCGCATCACTAGATTTCCTAGGCAAGGATCACGACTTATCAAAATACGAAACCTTACACATTGGCAAATATTTTAAAAACAAAATACTCGAAATCATACCAGACTTCATACCAACAGGTGACTACACCCCTCATAGATTAGTAAATCTTAGGGCCGATCATTATCTAGATAAAGAGCATATTGAATACTGGCTCCAGTTTAATTGTAATTTAATGATCAATAAAGCAATAGATATTAATTTAATAAGAAAACACATAGACAACATAGCTGGAATGACGATATTCTGCGGGGATGAATCAATAACCCCATACTATGTACAACAACTACAACAGCTTAATATAAAATTTAATTTAATATGCAAAGATAATGACCTAATATCCGATGTAAGACTAGATTTCTTTAATTGGACAGTAGAAGAATATTCCATTACAGATAAAAAAGATCTTGACTTTATAGATAGATTGTGCGATAATACCAAATATGAAACAAATAAACAGCTTTTCTCAAAAAACAGAGAGTTTAAAAGTAAGGCTCATTGGCTTCATGCAAACGAACAACAAGAACATAGCAGTATTATAGACTCACCAGATTTTTGGGAAGAGTTAGAACACATGAATATTTATAATTATGACAGGCAAAACTAAAATCCAAGAAAAAGCAGAGAAATCAAAAATCAAAACATCCAATAGCAAGGGCCCCGAACTTTACAAAAGGGATGAAAATGGCCTACTGGAAAACATATTGTACGAGTTCAATGAAGATGGCTCTATAAACTGGAGGGCCATGATTAAAGAAGAGCATTTATTCCCCAATAGGTCCTGGTTTCAATCAAGAGGTAAAGACACTCCCAGAACAATAGAAGGCCTAGCTGACCATCAATTATTGATTAAACTTGCGGGCATTAAAGAATTAGCCAAACTTAGAGGCTTCAGGGGTGTAACCTACGACATAATAAAATGCGAACAAGATCATGTTGCGGTTACTTGTTCAATGGATTTTATTGGTAATTATGAAACATGCGGAGACGGAATACTTTTCCAGGATTCAGCAAATGCCACACTAGATAACACGAGCAGCTTTGCAACAAAATTTCTTGAAACAATAGCTTGTAATAGAGCTTTTGTTCGCTGTGTAAGAAACTTCCTTAATGTTCATATTGTTGGAGACGACGAAATAGACAAATCTAGTCCCCAACAAACAACATCAACTTCTGTCTCTACAAAAAACTCAAACCCATTTAGCCCATCTACCACCTTAATGAAGAAAGCTAAATCATCCCTGGGTTGTTCTGATTTCTCTGATTTCAAGAACCATATTAGAGAGTGGTGGAAGGCCAAGGTTGATGGAGTTTACCAAAACAAAAATGTCACCAACTGGAATGATTGGTCCGACATATCAGATAAAGATGCAAGAATACTAATAGGAGTAATTGGTAATCAATAACTCATCAACACCCTGATTGAGTGAACTCCTTTCTCTTTTATTTTTGCGCTCCTAAATGAATGGTTGTAGTACCCTTCGCTATCTTTATCTCCTCTTGTTACCTCAAAAGTTGCTATAGTTTGCCCATCCTGAATATACTCTAGCTGAAAATGAGATGGCTCCATTTCAGTCCTCCATTTCCCATGCAAAACGAAAGACACCAATCCTCCGACTTCTTCTATTACCTCTAAGTCAACCATGGCCCCAGTTCTGTGATTCTCAATGTATTGATTGTTGTAAATTACAGGGGTAATAGGATCTCTCATCTGTAAATCTTTCTCAATGCTATCAAATTTATCAAAATTATACTCCTTAGCTTGTATGGAATAAGCACCCTTGTTTTCTTCCTTGATCGATTCGACCATGTATTGCCTTGGGTTAGCCATGTTAACTGTGTCCTTAATTATGAAAGACTTGTTTTTAGCATCTTTGTAATTAAAAATACTTTGATCATCTAGGTTTACTTTTTTCTCCAATATATAACCCTGTTTCAGGTCCCCCCTGACAGACATCCATTTACCATGTGCATTCGGGTCGTCTGATGGTGCGGCAGATAAATAATATCCATAATTTTCGTAGTTTTCTGCGGGGTCAGCTGAAAACGGCAAGTCACCAAATTCTTCATCTTGCTTTCTTGGAATCCATCCATCGTAAGTTATTTCTGCTGTGTAGTTCTTTGGGTTTAGCCACTCAAAACGTCCATTCTTATACATTCCGCCAATCCATGCATTGCCTTTTCCCTTTGGCATATTTAAGTATAGAAGATACTGGTCTTGATCCGAACCTATCGATGCAAGCTGCCCGCCTCTTTCTTTGGCGTCATGAACAGCTTCCTCGAAAGTAAACTCACCCTCTATATACTGAAAAGATTCATCTATAATAGTTAATCTTTCTCTATTTTTTGATATCTCTACAACCTGAAGTTCTCTGGTTTGTTTCTTTCTTAAGTTATCTATATTATTCTCTCCGGTGTCAGGGTCTACCTGTTCCTTGTTATTATCTAGAGACTGTATGGTTTCAAACTCGCTTAGATCAAAAATTTCTATTGACTTCCATGTGCTTTTATCCCAAGACTCTATTATTGAATTAATTGGGTAATCTAAATATATATGCATATATCTTGCCTGCTGATCTATAATTGTGTTTTTAATCTTTCCTGCAAACCTCCCTATAGTTCGTTTATTATCAAGTACATCTATTATGTCACCAGGCCTTAGGTATGAACCAACTATATTTGTTTTAAATGAAACTACCTCTGTTTCTAAATTGGCGGATTTAATTAAAAATTCAGCAGCTCTTTTTGCTTGCGACTGGGAGGTTATACCAAATCCCTCTACGGATGATTCTATTATGTTGTTTTGATTAATTGCTTCTTTGTCTTCACTGACTTCTATTTTAGGCTTAAATGATTCATATTTATCAGTGTACCTAATTTTAACTTTATTTGTTCTAGCTGTCTTTGGCAGGTTTGAATAAGAAAAGCCCTCCTCAGATATGCTGGCATTATTAAAGAACATTACAGAATCTTTATGCTCATCTTGAAAAAACTGAATTTTACCCTCAGACCAATACATGAAAGATCTAAACACCGCTAGCATTTCATTAATCATCTTGTAAGCACTTTGACTTTCCATAATTAATGCATTCATGGTGTATCTAGGCTCAACCAGAGGGTAGTCTATTTCTGTAGCACAATACCCAGATTTAAGGCTTCCTTGCAGTGGTTCAGTTATATATACTGCAAAATAACCTGGGTTTCCTGGGGCATCATAACTAATTCTTTCGATGATCGCTCGCTCGTAAGTGGAGTCTTCGTAAAAAATAGCTAAACCTGCCCCAGAATATCCAAACATTTCAAATATTTCTACATTGGTTAGATTTAATTTATTAATTAATAAAATTGATTCCTGATTCTTTTTTACATTAAAAAAACTCTTATTATATTTAGGTGAATATCCGGTCGGCACAAACTGATCACAGTATTTTGCCATTTTATACAAAGTCCACTTGTCTACATTCTCTAACTGTATGCCAAACTTTCCTAATCCATAAGATTTGTTTGATATAATGTCCATCAAACACCAAGCTGGATTATCTGTCCACTGCTTCTCGGGTTTAAATGTTCCGTCCCAGAGATCTGGATACCTCCTGATTTCAGGGTCGTAACCAGTTGGAACTAAAACTTTTTTTAATTTTAGGTCATAATTTCTTGTAGGCACCTTACCACCAGTATCTCTAGCATTTACTCTAGTGCCCACAACTACAGAGTTTGGGTAACTTGTTCTAGTTTTAACTACCTCCGTTATAGAGGCTACCTCAACATCTGCCGCATACCTCTTGGCTTGTTCTCCCTCTACTACGGGATTACGTTCCCTTGTTAATTTGTATATTTTAATAACCCTCTGCTTGTTTCCAGGATTATCTGGTAGGAATATTTTTATATCTTTTCTGTATGGGTTATTAACTATAGAATAAAATGCCACATCAGTTGAGTATAATTCTTCACCTATATTTCCATACTTAATCCTAAACATCACTTTGTTAGGCCATAACTCTCCGGAATTATCAATTCTCGTCCCCATACTAAATGTGCTATTTTTATCACCTATGTAATATAAAACTCCAGCACCTATCGCAACGAGTACAGCTGCCATAGCAACAGAACCGAAATTTTTAGTAGTACCAACAGTGCCCCCTCCAATAGTTATACCCGAACTTTGCAAGGCTGCTCCAATCTGTTGAGCTAATAAAATACTTCCTATGAGCAGCATTAATTGACCAATTTTATATGTAATTTTTACTTCGTCTCCAGGGTATATGTAAAAAAGCTGGTTAATTTGTAGTGTTACATACAACTCATCCACTAAAGGATTAATTATATTGTGACGCACGGGGTACTCCTCTTGGTCTGCAATAATAGCATTTCTATTAGTTGACAAAAGCCTTTTGAATAAAAAATTAGATATGTTTAGGTAATTACTCGCAGATTTTTGAGCATCCTCTATGGACGAGTTAATTATAGTTAATTTGAAATCAGTACCAAGCTGGCGCCAATCAATCCAAACACCTATCATATTTAGTTGCTGCGGATGACCGAAACTTTCAATTACCCTAGTGTTCGGTTGGAGTAAGACTTCAAGTCCATTATTAGGCAATAAGTCTCCATTGGCATCGGTGTTCCTTGTGTTTGTTATATTTAATATATCCTCCCTGATCTTTGAGTCCCGAATGCTGGTTACTTCACCCGTGTCTTTCCAGTTTCTGTATATTTTAAACTCACTACCAACAGTAGGTATGTCACTGAAATTTTTGTAAGGGATGATTAACCCCACCGGCACACCATTAACATCATTTGCAGACCAGGAATATATTTCCCTTGACTCCCCTGATAAATTTCCAGTTGTAAACTCTATAGTAAAACCCTGTAATATATTTTCGTCGGAGTTAATGAAATCCAAAATCTTAATCATACTTCCGGGTGAGGGCTCATGCTGGCCGGCAGAATAGTTACTAGTATCGGTTAAGTTTGTATAAATAGCATTTTCACTATTGCCACCAGAGCCCGGATCGTTTATTTGCCCACTTAACTCGAAAAAGTACTCTTCCATACCGTTTATCAAATTTTGGAACCTGAATTTTTTATTTCGATCTGTTTCAATCTCCGCAACACCTCCTTGCATAATAACTCGAGGGTAGTTACCTCCAGCTATTTCTTTATCTATAAACTCTTTAAATTTTTCAGAACTTTCTTCAAAGGACTGTATATTTCTGTTTGTATCCGCAACCTCCGTTAAAGACTCGTTGCCCAAATAAAGATTCTGTATAAATTCTCCGTCCGCTTGCCTGGTTCGCGAGTATTCATCCTCTGAGTGTGGCACCCAAACTTCTTCCGGGCTATTAATATAAACCTCCTCCCATAAACTTAAGTTTCCAGAAGGTGTTATATCATCATTAGATCTCCCAAATATTTCACTTAAATATTTAAATGCCCCTCTATTATCTAATGAGTTTATAGTTAAAGTCTGTTTGTCAATTTCGCTACCCACACTGGCCCCTATCTCATTTTCTATATCGCTTGAGTTTATTAATAACCTCGCTAAACATTCCCTAGCATTCCTGGTTTTGTACACAACATCTGACGATGAATTTAGGTTTTTAGTATCAGGCCCAAAGTAAATAGACCAACTAGATCCATTCCATATATAATATTCATCCTTGCTGTCTAATTTCGCAACGGTTCCTGAAAGCTGCCCCTTTTCATTATTCAGTGTGGTCTCACTCTTAGTCCAGGACATTTTTTGCTTGTAACCAATTGGGTGGAGACCAAGTTTATCAGTTGGTTTTGAATGCTTTTTTAACCTTGGGAACGAAAGCTCTGTCGCTATCAATGGAAGCTTACTCCCATAAGTTTCTCTTGTTTTTTCATGGTCTGATAGTTCAGATTTTATAATAAGAAACAACCGACCATCTTGCACCGGAACTCCCGAGTCTTGACCTCCTTCTCCAAAAACCAAATAACCAACTTTATTTTCGTAATATGATATATCTATATTTGGATTAAATATCCCCAGGAACTTATCTGCATGCTGCCCCATGGTAACATAGTGATATCCATCTTCCCCTTTAACCCTAACCTTGTCTCCCAGGTTATAGTATCTTTCATTTTCAATATCTACATGCTGCCCACTAAAAACCTTGTAGTCGTTTATACTGGCCTGCCTATCCGGATCCCAGCTTCCATTGTAGGGTGTATAAAACTTATGATTAACCTGGTCATAATATAAACTCAAGCCGTCAAACTCATTCGGGTGTTGATCGTCGCAGAGATCTTGATCGTATATCTCAGTGCTTTCGAAATTTATTAAATTTAAATCTTGACCCTCTACTTGAGAGTTAGGATCGTAATAATATTCAGGCGCCCTATAAAAACCTGTTCCGACACCAAGGTCTGCAGTAATGTTAAATCTACTGGTATAATATCCCCCTCGAGATAACTCACCATTTGAATCAAATGTTTCCCATTTTACAGTTGAAAAATTTGGGATCACTTGGTATTGATCTGATGGCTGATCAACCTCTTCAGTTCCCTCTTGAAAAATTGTTCCCCCGATAAAATGTTTATTCTTAATTGTTTTTTGCTGAAACCCATAGGTTGCCCCTGAACTAAAGTCATTAGGGTTCATTTTTCTTCCGCCATAAAGCTTAGCGCCTAGTTGTTTTGTATTTGAAGTAAAAAGATATTGATTCTGCATTAACTCTTGTTCGTCAGTTCCAATACCCCCTTTACTGTCTGTTGCGACATCTATATCAAATTCATTAATATTAAAAATACCTTGCGATCCACCACCCCTCGGGATTTCCATCACGGGAACATCATCTAAATAGACACCTTGTAAAAATTTTCTGTTTTCCGTGAAAGAGGCATCTGCGCCATTACTCCCTTTCTCTTTAATTGGTAAATGGGAGCCTCCGTACTGATCACAGAAACCCTCCACGGGACCCTCGCACAACAAATCAATAGATTTATAAATAGATATCGACTCTAGTAAATCCCAGCCAACCCCAGACTCTTTGTTCCCTGATTTGTATCTTTTACCAACCAGCCTTACGAATCTTTGGTCAGCGCTACTAGCTCCATCATTAAATAAGACTGGGTAAAACTTTTTTTCGTCTATGCCCCCTTCCCCCTCTTTCCTGGGTAAGCTTTGCAGGCAAACACATGAAGATAAATTCACATCTTTTTCAGAAACATGCGGAGCCTCACCATAACCAATTTCATCACTAAATTTACTATCAGGAGACCACTGACCCCCGGGAGCGGGATATGATCCCATTCTTGCCAAAGTTTCTTTATCAAAACCTTTGAAGTAGTTGTACTCGTAATATAAATATCCCCCTAGTGCATTACCTTGCTTTCTTATATTTTTAACTATCTGTCCCTCTGCCTGATCTTTCTTTAGCATTGCTCCATAAATACTATCAAATGAACCAAATCCATTCTCAGATGACTCTTCAGATCTATTATCTGTTACCGTTAATGCAGTTATGCCCTGATCTTCTTGTGATATAAATATAGGATTCTTTTCCCACTGTATATATTCTTCAGATCCTTCTTCCCCCCATTTGTATTGGGGATACAAAGAAAACAACCCGCCGGGGTTTATAATCGATCCTTTTTCCTTATCCCAGTCATAGTTTAGTGTGGCAGATGAAATAACACTACTTCCTAGTTTCATTCTCCCGTACCCTAATGGTATATTTCCACCTTGAAAACTTCTATTAGATTGCCCCTCGATTAAGTACGACTTACTCTGAACTTTTAATGGAGACCCATCATCTTTTTCCTCGAAAGACTTAGCTATCTTACTATTTATTGCCGCGCCTATAAAAGATGTCACCCCCATCATTGCCAAACTAGCCATTGAGCCTGCCGGAGCCGGAAAAATATGAATGTCTTTTTTTGTTGAGAAATTTAATTCACCCTCAGTCTCAATAGGGTCATCCTGAGAATATCCCGCTGCATAATAAACCCCCTCTGATTGTTTTTTATCAATATATTTTTTAAGATCTGGGTAGTTTACAAAGATAGCCCTTATTGCTTCCGCACAAGAGCTTACATCCAACTTAATATGTTCGCCAAACTTAGACGCAAGCTCGCCATGTAAGAAAATATTCTTCATCCTTATAATTACACAAGTTGCCGCATTCTGTACACAGCTTTTATTCTGCTACTCCAATGGTCTGTTATCATTTCTCTACAAGACAGTTTCTTAATATCTTGATGCATGAAAAACCCATTGCCCACATAAACTCCTACATGCACACCTTCTCCACGTATACCGCTAAATATAATTAAATCATTTTTTTTAATTTCTGAAACTTTAACCTTAGTGCAATTCATCTTAACCCCTGACAATAGTTTCTTATTAGCTCCTTCTGATTTTTCCCACCAATGGTTTTTCACAGAGTTGTAAACATTAATGCCGCACTCTAATTTATAATAATCCATCACTAAAGAGCCGCAGTCATTAAAACCTTTTATATACCTCCTACCTAATAGTTTCCGCGGCTTAAAAGTCGTTGGGATATGTAAGTGAAATTTTTCGCTAACCAAACTGTAGATCAAATACGGTACCCCCATTTCATAAGATTGATTCCTATCTGAGTCTGAAGGCTCCTCACTGGCTTTGTGATGACTATGATATATTCCGAGCAACCTATCTTGTGATTTATATTTTAAAAATGACTTATGCGGTATGCTGAAATCTCGTTCTATATTATCACTAATGTTGGGCACGGAAATAACAGAAGGCCTATTATCTTCACCAAGAACAACCAATCCGCAAACCTCCTGGTGCGGCAGTGATTCGGCATGGTTTATAATTATCTTATCAAAGCTCATTTACTATCATAAGGTTCAACACCCGGAAAACCACCAAATGGCAAACCATTTAAAGTTTCCTTCCATGATTTCTTGTTTCTTTGGCACCCTCCCGACGACTCAGCTGCATCAGAGAAACGAAGCTTACAACCACACATTGTCTTATCGCAGTCATCCACGATCCAACTATGCCTATCTCGTGGCGGATATGATGCGACACCATCCTCTTTGCATATATATAACCCTGGGGGGGAGTTTACTGAATCGTTTGAAAATGAAATCACCTTAACTATATCACCCTTGTTATATATTGCATTTGGATCCCAAGATTGCAAAGAATCGATATCCCAGTTCTCATCGCCCAGCTTTTCCTCTTCAGGAAAATAAGCCTCCGCTCCAACCCTAGGCCCACTGTATCCACTATTAACTATTTTTTTGTTTTTAAAATCAGCTATTGGCCTCCCAGTATAACCACAACCTAGGGAGCTTCTATAATTCCAGGAACAATTGTTAGAAAAAACTTTTCTATTAGGAATTGATGCATTCTCTAACTCAAGTAGCGATACAAGCTCAAACTCTACTATGCTATCATTTTCTTGAGTTTTTTGGTTTACATAAAAAATTTCTTCCTGAACCATAACATCTGGGTCTGCTTCTCCGTAGGGATTTTCGTTGTTTGGGAAATTAACATCATCAATAAACTTAACAAATGTTTTGATGCGCTTTACTCGATGGTTTGAAAAGTCATTAAAATAATTTAATCTCAATGATATAACACCTCCATGATTAGAAAATGTCATTTTTGGCCTAGGCAATCTAGTATTTCCGTGCATTTCAAAACCTGATACAGCTATAGGAAAAAATTCATACTCCTTATTGTCAAATATTATAGGCTTCCTGTATCCGTTTTCACCTGCATGAAATAAATACTCACCTTTTTCTTTTAAGTTAATTTCGTACAAGCATATACTGGTTGTAGGGTCTAACTCAAAAATATTATCTATATATTTTTTTGTATCTCTCATTTTATTTTAAAATTGAAATTGTGCTATTTTCAAGATCTCCATGGTCAGCCATAAATATACTTACATTTATAGTGGATCTACTTTTAGTATTTAATAATGTCTTAATAAAAGATCCCCGAGATTTATTCGCAATGGAACTAGATGCATTATTTAAATTGTTCCCAAGGCTAGATACTGATACATATAAGGCTTGGTCTTTTATGTAACCCACTGGTAGATCTACGGGTTCGGTGTCAACTAAAAACCCCATATATATATCGGACCTCCCAGGTACAGAAACAGACTTAGGGTGGGCTAAATTTTTATTAAAAAAAGAAGAGGATACTTTATCCACAGAAGTTAAAGAAAAATCTTTTGAATAATCACTACTATAAACATCCCTACCTTTATTTAAGCTATCATTTACCATAGAATAAACTAAATCAATAGCTCCAGTAATCCCCCAATTCGAAGAAATACCCTCAAACCAATTATTGGAATCAAGGTGACTAGCATAATCATATATCGCTTTTGATATTATACCGTAACCGTTGTTCCAATTATCTTCAGATACTCTCTCAGAATACTGAACATCAAAAACCTCAGTTCTGTTCAAAAAATCTCGATTCTTAAATACAGACATAGAGACTCTTTTATTAAGATAATCTAGTGGCTGACTAAACTGGCTTCTATTATATGCCCAGTCCATTTTTTCTGGCTTATTTATTGGGCACAAAAATTCGCCAGTTAACGTTATGCTTGTGTCGCAAGAATCAGTCTCTGCCCCCTCTTTTAAAACAGGAAAACCTGGATATATATCTACCTTTGTTCCAAATTTTGGTGCACCTTCATTATCCTCTAGTGTGTATCTTTTTGATTGTTTTAATTGACTGGCGCCAGGATTAAAAAATGTTTTAATTGTGTGACTCTTATTGGGCTGTATAGTGAAGGGCATGTAATCAGCAGACCACTCCTTACTATATTCACTTAGCGATGTGTAACCTTCGTCAAACAGTCCAAACATTTCTGGGTCATGAACAACAAGCCCTGTGATGGTTATTGGAACAGAGCATGTATTAGTTATAGTGAAAGCTCCGCTTGCATTTTCCCTCACGCACGATCCCTCACAAGCCTTAAATGCCTCATCGCAGTCCTGCTGTAATAATATACCCGCTTCCGTTAACACTAGACCTGACGACTCGGAAGATAAAACATTGCACTGCGCCCCAAACTGATCCAGCTGGCTAGAGAATCTTATTTTTTTATCGTTTTCCTGAATAAAGCTCATGTTAAATTACCCTATCATTTATTTATGCAGGCATCTGGGTCCTGCATGAATTTGTAAAACATAGACTCTTGACCACTTAAATTGTTGTATTGGGCATATTCTTCGCCACCAACACTAGGCACTTCTGGCAACAAACTGTTTTCCCACAAGCCCCTGATGGATCCATTTTCGTCTAGCAATATATGCATCTCTATTTCTTTCTCTAATCTATCCGCGAAATCAAGCTTACTGATCGTACCAGTGAAGAAATATGGAGGATATTCTCGCAATGCTCTCCTGTATGGTAAGATAGCATTATTCTTAACACCCTCTATGAATATTACATCGTTAAAATTATCATTCTCTATTCCGTCTTGGTAGTAAATAAGTAGGGATTCTTTTAATTTAGAACAAGCTTGCTTTACTCCGCTAAATGTATTGCTTGAATCATAGAAACCTGCCTCACTATCTACATTTTCTACAGCCACTAATCCGTTTGGATCTACCTCGTTATTGGAAAGATCTGGGTCCTCTAAAGGCTCGGGCATTTTTCCTCCTGGATATATATTGTAGTCAATGCCGTATTCATTTCCAAAAACTTTACCGTATTGAACTTCTCCATTTTTATAATCTATAAATCGATATGTCTCAGTAGTATCATCCCAATATTTTTGATAAAAGCTTCCTTTTTTAATGATATTACTCTTAATGCTTTTAGGTCTGTATGGATCAACTGAGCTACGGGAAACTTCAAGACTGCACGAAACTCTATTGCCGTTTTCGTCATAACAAAAATCATCAGGCAATTGCTTAATTAACCATCTATCTCTTTCTCGATCCCAAGTTATGTAGTCAGAGCCCAACCACTGTATGCTAATTTTCGTGACGTCCGCCAATCCTTTAACAGATAAGAATTGCTTAGCACTGGATATTTGATACTTATCCCAGAATTCGTAAGTGTCCTTATTATATCCGGTTGGCCTCCAGTCTTCCATACCTTCTACCTTATCATCTGAATGTAAAACAAATGGGCCTATACCGTCAAATATAATACCTTCAGTTCCATATTTTTCTCTACTCTCTTTACGTGTAAAAACAGTCCTGCCCGATCCACAACTAGGCGACTCTGGCTCACCGCTATTTCTTAGTATAACCCTAACAGGTGCATTAACTGCAATACTTTGTATGCTATTATAAGGAACTTCATATTCAGCAAACTTACAAACACCACTAAATCTACCTTGGTCATATAAAAATAAATCAGATACATTACCATCAAACTTACTAACAGGGTGGATTATAGCCCATGGCCCAAATAACTTATCTTTAGGTATGCTACCGATGTCATATGCCTCTGAAGCTAAGAAATTTTTAGTACCTAAATCATAAGTAGATCCAACCCTCTTAGAACTTATGTAAACAGCTCCTTCGCTAATTTTTGAATTGGTTACTATAGACGGTATATTATTCTTCCAGTAGTTTGACTCTTCATGCAATATTCCACCAGGGCAGGTTTTCAAACTGTTCCATCCATGCTTCATCATCCAGTAAAACAAGCTGTCTTTATATTGCAATCTGATATTATGGCCCCAGCTCCTCTGAAATGCTCCGCTCCTAACTTCAGTCCACCCTCCAATTTTACATCTAACCCTGTATCTAGTAACGCTAGAGCTAGTGGACAGGGAGGCAATCGGAGTGAAATTATTCTGAATCTGAATACCCTGATCTTGTTTTGGTTGCCCGTACCAACTGCTTCCTTGTGGCCACAATAAACCTGTACTCTTCCCCTCTCTTTGGAATATAGGCGTGAATACAGGCGCCATCTGAAACCAAAATACCTCCATAAATAAACAGTCAAAAAATTGCTGCAAATTTTCTATCTTAGAATACGGTAAAGCATTCCACCCATAGGAAAATGTTCCTCCCGCCGATGCCCTAGTTCCGTATGTATATATAGTCTGGGGGCCATCTGAGGTCAGTTGAGCCTTAAAGCTGTCAAGCCAAGATGGTAGGCCCGCCTCGTACACATCTGTTTTGTATGGTTTAGTTATTTCTGCATACTTTGTATTACCTCCATCATATGCTAATGAAGCTCTCCTTGCCGCCTCAATAGCTATATCCCTGGCAGCTTCACCAACCTCGGCATCACCCTCACATCCCCATGCTGGCCTATTCCCTGGATCGTGTGAAAAGGGTGCATCTGAACCCAGACTAAAACTTACATTACCATCATTATCCTCCACTGGCCTTAAGCCCCGCATGAAAGGGTCGTATAGTTGAAAAATTTTATACCAACCTTTTTCTAGAGAATTAGGTATGTCAGGCCTATTTGTATTAGCCAAAACATGATCCCATATGATTTGCGCCACAGGTAAAGAATAACCAAAAGAGTTATTGTTTTGTGATATGCCCTTGGTAATTATTTCTTGCATAAGTCCATAAGGGTCACACAGTCCATTTTTGGCGGGACTTATCTGCTCGACGGTTGGCTTTAATGTTGATGCGAGTGCATCCTCTGCATTTTCTATTTGCTCCGCACCCTCAACTCCGGTTTTTATTACCAGTTCAGTATTCCTGGAATCATTTATCTCTAAGTTAAACTGGAATTGAGCATAGCAATCCATTTTCCCGTCTTGCATATCTTCAGTATGAAAAAATAACTGAACTCTATCCTCAAACCGATCAACGTCTTTATATCTTATCCCAAAAAATAAATCAATAGATTCGCCAGACTTCAACACAGGCATGTGAGAATAATCTCCCACTGAGGCACTTTCTTCACCAGCTATATTATAATCTATAATCTGCAAATCTTCTTCTGCATTCTTGAATGCTCGAATTGGTGCCCCCTTAAACATAACCCCTGGATTCGAGACCCCACTAGTCTTGACACTTGAAATTGATGATAAATCTGAAGTTAATATTTCGTATCCTCCTAAATCTAACCCCTGTTTGTCACTAGAAAACGTCGGCTCAGATTCGTTTAAGATAAGATAATCTCCTTCGTCAGTTACAATATCAATATATCCAGTTCCTCTACCCCACCCCCCATCAATTTCATGAATTTTTCCCTGTCTATAAACTTCGTGCTCCGTATTGAAAGAGTGCCAAACAATATTTGAGGGGTTAGATGTTAGCATTTTTTCGTTTTTAGGGTCGCTATAATACTGTCCCCCTGTGCCATACATTGGCTCGTCTATCGTATGCTCACCGTCTTTTAATCTTGTAAATTTATACCTATCGTCATCCTTGACTATCCCATGTTTTAAAACTTCTGTAGAATACTCAGCTAAACTTTTATCGTTCTCAAAACCAATGATAGTGTTGTGCAGCTTAATAGAGTGTGGGCCGCAATTATATATAGTAACTGAAAAAAGATTCTGAAAGCCATTATCTTCCGTTAGTGCAGATGCTATCTCGGTTAATTGCATAATTCTAAACCCTTCTTCATCCCTAGGTTCAGCGGCACTAACATTATGAATTAATTGAAGGTCTGAGTCTTCTCCAGGAGCACCAGTATAATCTGCTGCATATTGTGAAATTTTACTACTAACTTCGCCTGACGCTCCGATACCTACAGGAAAAAACATTGTCGGCATTTCGCCATTATACCAGGTTGGATTATTTTTATCTTCATATGGTAATGAGTTGTAGTCTTCTGTTGCTTGAATCTTGGCTTCATCGTCTGGTAATAAAACGTCATTTTCCGTCTTTACCCTTGCTAAATAGTTTATATAATTTTCCCTAGAGAACAATCCTCCCGGAGAATAATCTGGGTTCATTAAATTAGAATACCCACCTCTCCATGACTCCGTATAAGCATATCTTTGCAGAATTTCATCTATGCCAAAATCTTTCAGCACTTCATCTCTGGGCCTCCTTTTTGACAGCCTCCCCCCTGTTTTTAGTTCAGATACGATAGAGTTAATTGTATCTTGTTCTTTTTCTGAAAAATAAAAATCGCTAATATAGAATATAATTCTCTGGTTAACTACATTAGATCTTTTTGCATTAAATAATTGGGCCACTGCATCCGATAATGCCCACAGATGATTTCTTCCGGCATCATTTTTAGCTAGATGTGCAGACAACCTATCATAAATATATTTTTTATCGAAAGAGTTTGGGTAGTCTGGTAAATCTAGAATTCTTATACTGTCTCCATTGTCATCTTTATCCATTGGGTATTCATAGGCATCTTGATTACCAACTAATGATATACCCATATTAACCCCTCTTTCCTCTACTGCGGTATTAAATCGTTTTAAATTATCAATGTCATACCCTAGTGTTGATAGCCATTTATTTGAGGCAGTGGAACCCTCAGGTTTATAGACTTTACTAATTAAACTTTGATTAACAATCTGACCGGTGACAACATCTGTGTATTCGGTAACGGGCCAAGGAGGTACACCATTTGATCCAGCTCCCGGAAGCGAGTCATCTTCGAGATTAATCTGTCCAGCGCTATATGCTGTTAATGCTTTGGTCCCCGGAAACTTGGAGCCATCATATCCCGTCACTATCTTCTTTAACGAATCGACCACCAAATCATACTTGGTGTAAGCAGCATCTCCTACCACTACTTTTTGGTCGGATATAGTGCGGGAATTATCTAAAACAAATACAACATCTGTTTCTTTGGAAGAAGGCTCGATAAGAAACTCTTGATTGCTAGGGTCAACAACAAACCCTAAAGAAGGAGAACATGCAGCGGAAGACGATAAAGTGCATGTCGCATGCGGCACTATTGGGTCAAAAATATTTCCGCCTACAACACATGAATCCTGCAGTGAGTCTTCATATAAGTTCGCACTCTTAGACTCTATGAATGTCGCGGTAATTGTATGGTTATTTTTAAAAACTACCTCATGTGTCCAGCTCGGGCAATAGAAAGCATGAGTAGATTTGTTTTCTTCTTTTATATTGTTTTCAAATCCAGGTAAATAAGGCCTTGGCATCTGAAAAGAAAAAGACTTAAAACCTAAGTGACTCTCAAGAAATAATAAAATTTCTTCGGCTTCTTCATCTGATCTTTGCTCAAAAGATAAATTCACAGCAACACCCAAGCTATTAATCCCCGCATTATATTTTTTATTATAATAATTAATGAACGCAGCTTGTATATATTCTGGGGTCTGGGGTATTGTGAAAACATTGTTTGGCCTAAAGTCGAAATCTCTATTTTTGTTCCAGGGGTATGCCGTTACGGTATTGGGAGAATTAATATACATGCTACTACGTCCATGTAAAACTTCGGGTATTAGGGCACTCATTTTTACTTGCCCAACAATAGAATATTCAACCGGCCTAGCAGCACTTACATAAATATAATAATCATCCTCCTTGACATCTTCCTCTAAATAAAACATCCTGTAATCTTTTGTGATAATTTTTCTTTTTTCAGACTGTTGAGTGTTTTTATTAAACACATATTTGGACAAACCAGTGCTCCCGTCAAATCCGTCAGGAAATAAAACCCTAGAAGACAAACAATCCAATGGGTGTCTGCCTATTTTCTGATACAGTACATCGGCCATAATATCATCATAGCCATTATTTTTAACATCAATATCTGATAAATTAAATGAACCCGTTTCATCATAAGGTATTGCCTCCGTGACAAACTCTCGATCAGATAAGACTTCTTTAACCCTAATCAAGCCTACTGAAAAAATTGAATACTTTACAGAATTTACTTGAATATATACAGTATCTCCAACTTCAAGATCTTGGCTTTTTTTAAATTTTAAATTAATATGTAAATTCCACCACTGATTGTCGGTTTTGAGTTTCTTTAACTCATCTTCCGTTAGCTGGCTTTTACTGTCAGTTATTAATTCTAGCTTCTTGAGAAAAGATAAATCATTTTTTAAATACTCTCCCTCGAAATGCTTCGTCACACTTTCTAGGTCATTAGGAAACTTACCATCCCCATTGGGCTCTAGGGCAAAAGTATCTAATCTTGTAACTCTATCTGGGCTTATATACCTTAAACCATTAACAACTATAGGTATAATTACATCCCTTGTATAATCATAGCCATCATGACCTTCCACACTATTTAATGTGCTTTGAGATATACATATAAATTTAGCATTTATATTATTATTATTTCTATAGTTAATACTATGACTAAAGTCAACACATGTAAATTTTAAATCTTTTTTGTAAGGAAATGAATATTCAAAATTAAAATGCTTCACTTCGTTAGAAATCAACCTATCACCCTTATGGTCTATAGAGAATATAGAATCATAAACGAATAATTTCTCCTGCAGAAAATGAATAATAGCCTTAGTTTCCTTGTCTGTTCTATTTGTAAAGCTTACATCAAGCTCAAGGGGCAACGAGTTAATTGATTCATTGGCCACATATTCATATCCGTCACCCATTTTAAAACTTTCGTTTTTAGCTAAAAAACTAGTCTTTGAATTGTACGAGGGCCTCCATACGAAATCTTGAGTCCAATATGTACCGTCATCCATATTTGGGTGCACTGATAAATTAGGCCCATGAGGCTTGACGCAATAAAAATAATAGCCACTATTAGAGGCCTTGACATTTGAGAAAATTACCCCAGATGTCTTAAGCCCAAAAGCCGCCACAAAAATATCCATTTCATAAGCTTCATCCGGAATGTCTGTAGCTTCTACCTCTAAAGATAATTTGTAGGAATCTTGATCGTCAAGTTCCGAGTAGGCAATTAATCTAATTACTTTTCTAGGTTTTATTGGTTTAAGGTAAACACCTTCTTTGTTTTTAAATTTTAAACCAACACCAGCCCCAATTGAAGAATCTCCATCTATATAGTATTCTCCCTCCTCAATGTCTTTACTAACCAATAATGTGGTAAAATTATCTGTACTCTTTACATTTTTATTAAAAAGCTTCACGGATGCGGATATACTATATCCCGAGCCCTTTCTCACTCTAATCGAATTAGACTCCCTAGATTGATTACCAACTACTTTTATCTCGCGATCAACATCGGAAGATGCGTTAGATGTTATTTCTTGGTAATTCTGAGGCTTTACAGAAAACAAAGAATCAACCCGAACCACATCGTGTTGTTCGTATGTCTCCTCCAATTTCCAATCTAGTGCCTGTACTTCCATTATCTGTAAGATTGTTTAATGCTGGCCCGACCTCTTAGATATCCACCCTCGGATACAGATATAGTATCTCTATCAACTATACCATAACTAACTAAATCCTGAGGTATAGGTTCTGGATAAACAAGATTACCAACCAGCTTGAACTCCCTCATCTCTCCAAGATTATTATCTGTAAAGTCTTTCGAAAACCCAAGATCATTTAAGCTAATTTTTAATTCAGCTCTTTGCCCTGTAATTTTTAGAAATGGATCCAGCTTTTCCCCCACCACTTCGGCGGTTACATCAATAGACTTTTTATTAACTCTTGTTGGAACCTCTCCGTTTTCGCTTAGTTTACCGCTTAAGGGTAGCTCGTATGCGGGCTCACGATCTACTGATATAGAATAATTAAACTCCAATGGATACTCCATGCCTACATTTTCTATACCCTCTATCTTCGAGGTTAATCCGTGAGGGATGCTTTTTTGTTTATTCCTGTAATTGTAATAATCATTACTTATAACATTTTCCGAAATACCTTCCTGGTAATTAAGTGCCCCATATATATCAATGGATACCGTGGTTTGAACAGGCTGATAAGGTACTGCATCAAATGTTATTTCCCTGATATATGCATTATCAAAAGTAAAATCCCCAAGTGATCCAGTTATTTTACCTTCGTGAACCTGAGGGTATATTTCTTGATCCACTAAACCAGTTATATCAAAAAAAGAATATATATTACCAGTGTTCATGTAGTATGTAATGTCCAGAGATCCGGCCGCTCCCCTTTCTGCGGCATATTGCCTAATAACATCCACCTCTCCGTAAGGAACATCCTTATCGTGGCTCAAAAACATATCACCCGTAGAGATAACTCTAATTCTATAAT